TAATTTAGACGTATATATTTACTTGCTCATCTTAATGATTTTTAATTTTATTGTTCCTTTTTTCGGTAAAAACCGGGCACCTTTTTTGCATTTAAATTTAAAAGTTTTAATGCCTTTTTTCCTTATCACACTATTATAGCAAATTGCAATTGCTTGTTTTTCTGTCTTGCCACTCTTTATGCCATTGCCACTCTTTATGCCATTGCCACTCTTAACACTTTTAATACATTTACACAATTTTGTTGCCAGTATATGTTCGGCTTTGGTTTTTCTATCTCTCTTCGGCATTGCCGAAAAATCAATTTTATAAAAGCGCAAGATATCTTTATAATCTGTATCAGTTAATTTCGTCGTAGACATTTATATATAAAAAATATAAAATAATGATATATCAGTGATAAATGCGCAATAAAGCCAGTGGTATTTTAAGTAAGATTAAACATCATATGTTTTGGATAATAGTCTTGCTATTAGTACCTCTATTTATTTATTCTAAAAATATAATATCAACTATTAATACACAAGTGTCCAAAATGTTAAAAGGTAATCAAAAACCCTATAAAGTGGTGGTGTTTGATTTGGACGAAACCATAGGCTGCTTTATTGAATTGAGTATGTTCTGGAATGCATTGGAATATTTTTATGGACACAATTTATTCAGCGATAAATTTTTTGAACTGCTGGATATATTTCCAGAATTTTTTCGTCCATCTATTTTCCAAATATTAGACTTTATTCATAAAAAAAAAATAAACAAGGGATGCAATAAAATAATGATTTATACTAATAATCAAAATTTTAAAGATTGGGTGAAGATGATAAGTGACTATATAGATCTAACCTTAGGATATAAAGTATTTGATAATATTATCACTGCTTATAAAGTTAACGGAAAACAAATAGAAAGTAAACGCACTAGTCACGAAAAAAGTGTAGCTGATTTAATTCGGTGCACTGATATACCAGCGGATTCAGAAATTTGTTTTATAGATGACCTGTATCATCCTTTAATGGACAAAGAAAATGTATTTTATATAAATATTAAACCCTATACATTTTCCATGTCATTTAATGAGATGTCTCTTCGGTATTATAATTTGGTTTTGAATAAAAATAAAAATGCACCCTTAGGTGAAAGTGATTTTGTCAATATTATGGTTTCTTATTTGAACCAATATAATTATGCAGTAAAACCGAAAACCGAGCTGGAAGAAAAAACGGATGTCGTTGTTAGTAAAAAACTTTTATCGCATTTAGAAGATTTTTTGAAGCGTGAACGAATGCCTATTACACGAAAAAAACGGCTGAGACGAAAGAAAACACTGAAACATTTGGTAAAATAAAATATTTTTTCTATATATATAAATGGATCGTATTAGACAAGGTAGTCAGCGCACGGAGGAATTAAATGAGCGTATTTCAACACGCAATAATCCTTCGGCTCCTTTGCAACCCCAATTTGACATACGCCCTCTTTCAACCAAGTATTCCATGATGCCTATATTTGATAGACGACCAATTCCAACCGTATCTATAAATGTGTTGCCGTCTTATGATATTACAACAACTTTTAATCCTGGTAATGTTCAAGCAGCTGCACCCTGGGCTGGCTTTGCAAATAATGTGAACGAGGAATCCCGTTTAAGAAATCAGTTTTTTGCAATTCAGCGCGGAGCAGTCCAATCTACCTATATTCCTTTTCGCTATAGTGACATGTACCAAGTTAATATTCCGGCAAATGAACAAGTGTTACAACCTTTTCCACGTCTCTTTGAAAAATACGAATTTGAACAATTTGATCCCGCTCCGAAAGACAATGGAATTAATTTCTTTGATAATTGCACACGGCAACAAATAAAAGAAATTGCGTAAAACGATTATGTATATATACTTACTTACGTTTACATTAAATTTAAAATAAATTATCTAATGTAAATGGCAGATACAACAACACTTAACGAAGATACAGATGAAATGATAGTAGATGAACCCCCTCAGATTAATTTTAATTTATGCAATGAGGCAGATAATGCCACTTTAAATTTTTTCACCAACCCAATGTACCTAGGTATTATTAACAAAAAAATGAAAGCAACCACGACCGATAATAAAAAGAAAGCGAAATTTTACCGAAAACGCATACAATCTCTCTTCAAAGATTTAATAAAAGAGGAAGAATCACCTACGCAAGAACTTAAGGAACTCTATGACCGATTTGTAAATTCAGCAATACATTATTTTGAAATGGTGGATAAAAAAGATATTATACAAGGGCAACATGCGATAGAGAATAATGCTATAGAAGAAGACTCTGTCAATGCTATAGAAGAAGACTCTGTCAATGCTATAGAAGAGGACTCTACAATTGATCAAGCCAATAATAGAATGATGAAAAAAAACATACAATTTGCCAATTTAGATAACTATATTATTTCCAAGCACGATCCTTCATCAGCCGATGTTAGAATTATTCCTCTAAAAATAGAAATAGATTTGAAAAACCCTGAATTAAAAACAAAAGGAATCAAGCCGAAAAAATATAAAAAATCAATAAATATGGTAGAAGATTTATCTCAATAAATAATAGTAGGAATGCCAAGTAAAAATATGCGTTCAAAAACGCGTAAAAATCGCTACTTGTATAAATTAAACAAATCGCGTAGAATAAAAAAAGGAGGCAAACCTCCCGGTTTTAAAAAAGCCCAGTGTGCACCCAATAAAAATGATAAAATGAACAAGTATACATGTTATAGCGAGAAAGATTTGATTAAAATGAAAAATTTATGGAATGCTCGGCATCGTGATATGCCAATTTCAGATACAAATCCGCGTGATATTTGGAATAGCTTGAAAGCAAAAATGGAAAATGCATGTCATACAGAAGCTTGCTGGCTAAAGCAAAAATTTATGGATAATAATATAGATAATGAATTAATGGCTTATACATTTGCTCCCAAATCACCCGAAAAATGGAAAGAAAACCATAATACATGGTTAAATAGTACTGATATTGAAAAGGTCATGAAGCAATATGAACATACTTATCCCTGTTTTCGTTTTATCGGTCCTACTCCCATAGATTTTGATACCTATATTTACGAAAATAAATGTGTGTGGGATGAATTATGTAAATTTAATTTAGGGAAACACATCAAAGATGGTATCAATAAAATTGGTATTATATTTAATACGGATCCCCATACAAAAGGTGGATCTCATTGGATATCACTTTTTATAAATTTAAAGAAAAAATTTATATTCTTTTTTGATAGTAATGGGACGAAAATGCCACCACCCATTAAAGTCTTTTGTGATAGAGTTATCCAGCAAGCGAGTGAATTGAACATCACATTGACATTAGATGAAAATTCACCCTTTACTCATCAAGAAGGTAATACCGAGTGTGGTATGTATTCGCTTTACTTAATTGTCACTCTCTTAAAAGATACACACACTTATAAATTTTTCAAACATACAAAAATAAGCGACCGCGCTATGGAAAACATGCGCGATAAATATTTCAATCCTATGTTATAAATAATATAAACACATGTAGTTTTTATATTATAATGGCTCTTTACACGCAATTTACCTCTAACCAAAATAAAGGAATCATTTGGAACATTATGTGTGAAAATGGAATATTCAATACTATTCCGGAGAATAAATCCGTTGCGGTTAAATTAGATTTTGATAAAAAAATAAATATGATTGGTGAAACTATAACAGACGCCGATCAATTAATTAAATTAAATAAACGAGCTATCATAGAAATGGTTAAAGATATTAAAAAATATTCTGTAACCACCGCAAACAATGCAGCGGTACAACCAATGTCGTTGAATTATAATGCAGGTGATATTTCCCAACAACGGCAAAAAATATTTGAAAACGAATTGAAAATAAAACAAACAGATTTTGAAAAGTTTAATAGTAAACCTGTACCAGAGAAAATAGATTTTTCAGATAAATTAGACGAACCAATGGGATCGGAAATAGATACAATATTAGCCGAACAAATTAAAATAAGAGAAAAACAACTGCATATGGTATTAGAAAAACAGGATAAAACCGCTGCCAATAAATGGTTACAAAATGGGCAGCCACCGGCAACAATAGAGAGAGTAACACAATCGCCGTTATTGGATAAGAATACGCCTATGGCTATGGCTATGCCTATGCCAAGACAATTAACTATTGGCGATACAATAGAATTAGATGTCTCCGAATTGAATAATACTATACGTAAAAAAGTAAGTTTTATCGAACCCATCAATGACGACTTTATGACTTTGTTTAAAAATAAAGAAAATACCATATCAGCTAATCCTCCTCTTCTTCAAACGTCGGTGGATGCATTGAAAACTATGCTAGCAGAAGTGTTAAGCAATCAACAAAAAATATTAGAATTGTTAATGCATAATAAATAAATATAAATATAACTTGCCCTATAAACTAATGAACGTTTATTCACTTATTAATGATAATACCTTATGTTGCAATAAAAAAAAAGTCAAGCTCATTGTTTATAACTGGAATGGCGCACATGTCACCGACCGCTTTTGTCAGGTGATGTGCATTCAGATTTTTATAACGCAAATGGTTGTATTTGATATATTAGTGTGGAAACAAATCATATCAGTTCTGCTCTATTATTATTTAAATGATTTAATACCCGTTCCGATGGTAAACTTTATAGTTCATTCTATACAAATCATGTTTTTGGTCTCTTTGTGCGGTGAAGCCAAACTCTTGGTAAATTCTCTAAAATGCAACTGTAATGATGAAATTACTTACACATGATATTTGACACATGACTATTGAGACATAATTATTGAGACATAATTAATTTATTTATAAGTGCGATTGACCCGATAACCCGTATGACACATTACTTCATAAGGCGACGCTTCACCCTGCCGAGCCACGTCATATATTGTCTGAGGACAGTTTTTACCATTCCCGAAAATATAAACCACATCATTTAATTTATCGGTCTTGGTGGCTTCTACCACAATTTGATCCATACTGATCAAGCCTAGCAATTTCCGTTTAGCGCCGTTTATGTAGAGATACATATTATTAGACGCTTTACGCGGAATAATATCCGCATACCCAATCGGCACAATCGCAATCCGCATATCCCGTGGGGCTTTATAAGTCCAATCGTAACCAATGCCCTCGCCTTTTTTCACATCTTTTAATTGTATTATATAAGACGACATAGACATTGCCAATTTTAGACGCGGCTCTCTCTTATCACTAGGCATGCCGTAAATTCCACCGCCCGAGCGCGATAAAGTAAAATCGGATACATCGTAATTAAAGCATGCTCGGGTATTAGCAATATGAACGAGGGGTGGAATAATATTAATATCGGCTAAACGTTGACGTAAATCGCGAAATTTGCGTAATTGTTCCTTCACCAAAGGACTATTTTTATTTTGCGAATCAATCAAATGCGACATCATACCGACAAGTTCTATTTTGTCACATTGATTCACCGTTTTAAAAGCTTCCAGGGCGTTCGCATAAGTAATACCTGCCCGATTGATGCCGGTATCTACAAACATAGTCACTTTTATTTTTTTCCCCGAAGGGATCATTTTTATAAATTGTGGAATAATTGTTTCATCACAGATGGCAATATCCAAGTTCAAATGCATAGCGTCTTTTACTTCCGATCCATCTATATCAAATAACCAGGCTAATATCCTTCCCTTGTCGCCATTATTACGCAAATAAATGGCTTCACCTAAAGTGGCAACACCGATATATTTTACCCCTAATTTTCGCACGGTTTTGGACATTTCTAACAATCCATGACCGTATGC